CGAAGATCTTGAGAAGCGTATGAATTATGTTCTGGGTGTTGGTGGAACTACTACCGCAACTCAATCGCGTGCTGTAGTTGACCAGGAAGATGAATTCGAATCTTATAGTGCTCCTGTAAGTCGTGAAAGTAAAGTAATGGAAGAACTTGAAGAGTCTTATACTCGCAGTAAGTCTCCTTCTCTCCCCAAAATTACTTCAACTGATGAGGATGAAGATGATGCATTGAGTTATTTCCAACGTCTCGCTGAAGATTGATTACTCAAATAACCTAATATTTTCTCCTCTCTTTAAGGTGGCAGTCACATACTGACTGCCACCTTTTTTATATGGCATAAAATCATCCATATCATTAAAGACCACATTTAAGTAATCTGGTTTTAAAACATAGATATTTCTCTTCGCTTCTTCTATGTTCATTTCATATTCATAGTTTGTGACTCTTCTAACAAAAGAAGTTGAAGGAACTAAAACAGAATATCCAAGACCTGCATCCCAATACTCATAATAGTATGAGTTTGCTGCAATTGTAGAAGTTTCGGAAAGTGTAAAAAGAACCTCTTCTTTTCTTGGATTTGCCAATGTTGGAGAAGCTACATTAGGAACAAATGGTAGTTCATATCTAAATCCAGTCACAGAGGTTCCATTTCTTGATAGAATTTCTGTAATAATGTGCTGACCATTATATTGCCTTTCTGATACATTGTTGATTGCTATTTGATCTCCTATTTCTAGTCCAGGAATTCCAAAGACTGTATACACAGTAACTACATTTGAAGGAATTAAAGAATCTCCAGATGAAATTACCGCAATTTGAGAATTTATCATTTCTAGGAAATTGCCATTTGTCTTCCAAGTTGGGGAAATTCTATTACCACCTTTAAGAACTGTAATTCCTAATGAACTTTTAATCTCTTCAGTTTCATAGTGATGAATTCCATTATAAAGATTATCATAAGAACCATAACGCTGTAGCATTACTTGGTCAAAAGTTCTTTGGGTCATTGGCCATTCTGATTGAATATTCAGAATGTTATTTGAAAGAAGAACAATCCAATCTAAAGTTGAATCTCCATAAAACTTATTAGCAACATTGTCAGGTCTGTCGTCGCCAATAATTGAATACTTCTCAAAGAATGCAAGATTTCCAAAGATATCTTCTCTTAATTTTCCTCTCTTGAAAAGATTCTTAACAGCAACATAATCAGAGATGTTTTGTTCTCCAAAATTTCTGGAGACATATTCAAAATTGGGGACTTGTCTGAAATATGGTTTCGTCATTTTAGTAACCTATTGAATGTTTATCTTCATAATCACCACTGTAAATTGGTTCTAATTCTTGGAATGAAAGAGACAATGTATCAGAAACAATTGTTCAATCTTGATATGTCATATAAGTTCCATTTGGAGTATAGTCAACTGCACAATTAAGAAGAGCACACTCTTTAATTTTATTGATACCAGGATGGGGTTCAGTCCCTCCTCCATACATGTACTCAATAAAAAATGTATAAGGTGCTCTAAGAAATATTCCTTTATCATCTTTTATCGCTGCCATATTTTTTTTAAAGAATTTTATAATTTCTTTTATAGTATTCGCTTCATCCTTTTCTCTTGCAGACATTTTGAACTGAAATTCAAAGGGTCTCAACTGTGGACCAGTGAAGAGAAGTTCAAAGTTTGGATTTAAAACAGAACCAAATCTTCCAATAAGATTTTGAATACCAACTGCTTCTCCGGCAAGAGCAACTTTAATTTCTTTGTTAGATTTTACAATATTTCCAAGTGCTTTTGTTAAGTTATTACCAAGAACTGTAGTTGCTGCCTCTGTTGTCGCGGCGTTCATCAATCCAGTAGAGAGATTAACTGCCTGTCTTTCAATTTCATTCAAGTTTCCGCCCTGCCAATCAGCACTATTTTGGTCAGTAATCGATGCCTGAATTGGTAGAAATACTGGAATTCCTATAGGTTTTCTTACAGTTTTTCTATCTTGAAAATTTATTTGCCCTGTTGATAAATTTCCACTTGGTAAATATTCTACTGCCGTAAATTTAATTCTATCCTGCTTGGTATCTGCCATATCAAGAGGATACACTAAAAATGCTTTTTCAGTCTTTGGTGGGGTTGCTGGTGGATTTGTTGGAGTAGAACTTTCTCCGCCTTGTGTGTTTTGTTGGTTTGGATCGACTGGCGTATTTGATGGAGGACTAGGATTACTTGGAGATTTATTTGCTGTATTATAAAAATTTTTATCTTGTTTTATAGCAAGTGAAAGATTCTTGTTACTTATACCATCTAATATATTTTCATCTTCGCCTGGAGTAAAGACGCCAAAATTACTAGAATTTTTGGCATATGTCCCAATCGTAACGTAATATTTTGAAGTATCTTGACTATCTGTACCTACAAATTGTTCTCCGTATTTTGATGCAATTCTTTCTGCTTCTGTTTTTGATGCTTTGTAGGTAATTATAATAGACCCATCATCTCGATACACGGGATATATTATTCTATTTTTATAGAAAAAAGGATCTCCGATTATTTCCGACATCAGAACTCCTCCTCATTTACAAGAGGATTATTAATCTCAATTTTTTGTAGAGTATGAGACATTTATAAGGAGTTTTTTATTTATTTAGACGGAATTTTGCATAAGGTATAGATAGCAATTCATCTAGTTCATTGTATTTTACTACATGAAGTTTCCCAGCAACCTCTTCCCATGTATATTGTCTTGGTTTTCTCCAATGAAAATTAAGACCTTTAAATCCCCATTTCTCTAATGATGTGCAAGCAATTAAGGGATGTTGGTCATACTCAATGCTTGGTGTTTTGGGGTTGTATATAAAGGTGTAGAATTTACCTGGCTCTGGATATAACACTTCTTCTTTTAATGCATCAATGATTGCTATCATCAGATCTTCTGGGTCTGTAATTTCTTCTTTGTCAATCTTTTTAAGAAGTTCTTTGACTCTTGGAGTTGTTGTAGTTTTTTCTACAAACTGTCCGAAACCTTGTGCCATCAGTTGAACAACTCCTCTTCTGTGATGACCTTAAATTCTAACATTCTATCAGCACACCATTCCTTTGCCGCTTTCCATTTTGCTTGATTCACTGCATAAGTTTTACATTCATACAAATATGATTTAGTCACTCTTGATTTTTGTTTTGGTGGCATCGTTTGTTTCTTTGGTTTCACTTCAATCACATAAGTCTTTATCTTTCCAGACGATTCTTTTACTTTAATTAAGTAATCGGGAAAGTAACGATGAACTCTACCATCTACAGGAGACACATAACCTATACAAAATTCTTCAGAAGCCCAAGAAACAATACTTGGATTATGGTCACAGTAGTAGCAAAATTTGCGTTCCCAACTGCTTCTACAAATAATGTTATTTGCGTCTCCCTGATACTTCTCTGGGTAGGATGGTTTGTAGATACTTTTAAGACTTTCTGCCATTTCCAGCATACATAATATATAAGTAAAAGTATTTATAGATGGCAATTCCATCATCAGGTAGCGGACCTACACCAACAATTATTCAAAATTTTGAACTCAAATCAAAATTATTAAGACCTGCATTAACTTCTCATTACATATGTGAATTTAAACCTCCAGAAAATGCAGCTGCTTTTTTGGCAAAGGGAAATTCTCTATTTCCTGGGTCAGATTATTCCATTAGAGAAAATCAAGAATTAATAAGACTGTCTTGTGGTGAAGCATCTCTTCCTGGGTCATCATTAATAACCAATGAAATTAATGATGACTTCACTGGTGTTACTGAAAGACCTGCATATAGAAGACAATATGATGATAGAATAGATTTTACTTTCCTTGTTGATCGCAATTATAAAATTATAAATTTCTTTGAGAGATGGATATCCTATTGCGTAGGAGAAAATTCGCAAACTGATTTGGATAAAAAGGAATATTTTTACAGAGTAAACTTTCCAAAGGATTATCAAACCGATTCACTGTATATTACTAAGTTTGAAAGAGATACTCATCAAGGACCTGCATTAGAATATAAGTTTATAAGAGCATATCCAATTAGCATTGCATCAATGCCAGTTTCTTATGATTCCTCACAACTACTGAAATGTACCGTTTCTTTTACCTATACTAGATATGTAAGAAAAGTTGTTAAAGTTGAAAAACAACAAGAACCAGCACCACCAACACCACCAGGAGTTCCAAAAGTTCCACAAAAACCAGAATATTATGGATCTGGATTACCGGGAGAAGATGCAAATACACTTCAAAGATTTCTAACTGAAGACTATATTGTAAGACAACAGAATAATCCTCTTTTTTAAGTATTTGAGAGCACTAATAAATAATCATACTGAAGTTTCTATAGGACATTATGCCTTTACCTAAAATAGCTACGCCAACTTATGAACTTGAGTTGCCTTCAACTGGTCAAACAATTAAGTACCGTCCCTTTCTTGTAAAAGAGGAAAAACTATTAGTTCTCGCTTTAGAATCTGAAGATACAAAACAGATTACTACTGCAATCAAAACTGTTATTAAAAGTTGCATTGAAACAAAAGGAATTAAAGTAGAAACACTTCCTACTTTTGATATTGAATATTTGTTTCTCAACATTCGTGGTAAATCGGTTGGGGAAGAAATTGAGGTTAATATTATTTGTCCAGATGATGGAGAGACTACGGTTTCGGTAAAAATTAATGTGGATGATATTCAAGTTCAGAAGAATCCAATTCACAATAAACAGATTAAACTTGATGGTTCTATTATGATGGAAATGAAGTATCCCTCATTGGAGCAATTTATTAAGAGCAACTTTGACTTCTCTTCGGACAATACGATGGATCAATCATTTGAATTGATTGCTTCTTGTGTTGATAAAATTTTTACTGAAGAAGAAGTTTGGGCAGCGGCTGATGTAACTAAAAAAGAATTGATTGAATTCTTGGATCAAATGAACTCAATTCAATTTAAAGAAATTGAAAAGTTCTTTGAGACAATGCCCAAACTTTCTCATACTATCAAAGTTAAAAATCCAGATACTGGTGTTGAAAGTGAAGTAACGTTGGAGGGACTTTCAAGTTTTTTCGCATAGGAATGTCTCATATGGATTTGGAGAATTACTTCAAACTCAATTTTTCGTTGATGCAGTATCATAAATATTCATTAACAGAGATTGAAAATATGATTCCTTGGGAAAGGGATGTTTATGTTGGGTTATTGAAAAATCATCTGGAAGAAGAAGAACAAAAACAACAACAAAGGCACTAAATGAACCCAGTAACCGAAAAAATTGATGAAAGAATTTTAAGGCTACTGGGTCTTACTGATGTTTTTGACTTAGATTATGATACTTATATGACGCTTCTAAAGGAAGCGTTAGTTTCTGGTGCACGTAGATTGCCGCCAGAAGAATTAGCATTACTCGCAAACGAAAGAAAAAGAGTAAAGGGTAAGAAGGGAAGATTAAAACCAAAGCCACAAAAGATAACTGCAAGTAGTGTAGCAACTACAAAGTTTTTAAAACCTTCAGTTCAACCAATATCAACACCTCTACTTGCTCCAGCGGGAGGAATCCAAGCACCTGAAGTTCAACCCGTAAATTTGGCACCACTTCAGGGTCCTTTAGAATCAATTAAAAAAATCTTATCTTCTTTTTTAGATTTTAGAAAAGATGCAAGTGAAGATGAAAGAAGAAGTAATGAAGAGAAGAGAAGGCAGAAAAGAGAAGAAGGACTTGAAAATATAAAGAAAGGGATGTCCGCAGTATCTGATGCGGTAAAGAAATTTGTTTCTCCTTTTCAAGGAATTGTAGATCGTATTCTAAAGTTCATTCTCTTTACCTTATTAGGTAGAGCATTCACTCAACTTATTGGTTGGTTTAGTGATCCAAAAAATAAAAGGAAGGTAGAGAACCTATCAAGATTTATAAAAGATTGGTGGCCTTCCTTAGTTGGTGCATTTGTATTCTTCTTTACTCCATTTGGAAAATTTGTAAGAGGTATTTTAAGAATTGTTGGTGGTTTGACTGGAAGAATTATTGGAGCAATTCCAAAAATTGCAGGTGCAGTTAAAGGTCTTAGTAGAGTTTTACTAAATCCTTGGGTTGCTATTCCTGCAGCAGCAGTTGGTTTGGCAGTAGCTGCTAACGAAGTTACTGGACAGAGAAAGGCAGCAGCAGTTCAAGCAGAGAATGCGGCAAGAGCACAGTCTGGGCAGGGACTAGGTGTTCAAGGAACGGACACTATGACTGACACTGCACCTAGTGTCGGTAATATGGGTCCAACGACTCCTTATGGAATGCTTCAGGGTGCTGCTCGTGGTGGTTCTGTGATGCATGGATATGGTGGTATTGACCAAAGCACTGGACAAAGAATATCTGGTTTTGGTCCAGACACTCAATTGATTGCAGCAATGCCTGGAGAAGTTGTTATAAACAAATCGACGGTTGATGCACTTGGTGCGGATACCTTCCTCTCTCTTAACAAGTATTATGGTGGTTCCGGTGCCAACCAACCTCGTTTTGGAAGATTTTCCTTCAGGTCTGGTGGTATTGTTGGAATGCAAGGTGGCGGTACTGTTAAACCAGTAAGAGCAGAAAACCCAAGAATGAATCCAAGGGGAAATCGGACAGCACCGACAACATCAATGACAAGAGTTTCTCTGTTACAGTCCATTCAAGA